AGAACCAGTTTGTTCCTTGTATGTGTTACAAGCAGTGATGAGACGGGCTACGTCTCCTTCGGTTAATCTCATAGTGTTCATGCCATTACAATATAATTATAACGATCCTGTCAAGTACTCTAACAGAAATGTCAGGGTTTGTCAACTTAACCTTGAGGATCCCATAGAGGATCTATTGCTCTTTCACCTAATGCTACATGAGCTCCAATATTTACATAGTTTATATTGACAGACATTATATACCTCTTATCATTTGCCTCTGATCTTTCTGTTTGATGTTCTATAAAACCAGGAAAGAATAATACATCATTAGTTTCAACATCAATATATCTCCAATCTTTTCCTAATGGATGGTGATTATAATTCAATGGTCTGGAATAAGTGTATACTGCCATTGGATCTTTGACCATCAATCTACCACTTTTTTCAGGTACATTCAAATAACATGACAATGCTATTTGACAATTGTGGTGATGATGCCCTTCTGTAAATGAACCAGTTGAATGTTCATTTGTCCATGATTCTGAAATATAAGGAATTGCAAGTGGTGATATATTCCATTCCTTCCATAACTTTTTGCACTGCATTGGCAACCAAGTCTTAATGAAATGATCTAACTCAGGCCACTTATGAGGTGGAACCCACATTTTACCATCTATTTCTGTCCCTGTTAATAGGATAGACGTATACCCACCTTCCCTTTCAGGTGTCTGCATACCTGTTTGCTCAACAATCTTACCAGATCTTTTAATATCTTTTAAAACTTTATCTCTAAAGGTATCAAATTTAAAATCATATTTAGATTTGAACAAATATGGAAATGGATTCAGATCCACCATTTGATCAGATTCAACAGGAGAACAAGGAACTGATGGATGATGAGAAGTTTTTATAGGTGGTATTCCCATTGGAGGAAAAACCTCATCCATAGTAACCTGTCTTTCTTCAGGAACCTGATTTAGAACATTTCTAGGAAGATTTTCTTGACCTGCTTGTATCCCATATTCTTCTTTTGATTTATTCAAACTATCCACATTTGATATACCTTTAGATCCATTAATCTCTTGGTAGTTTGTTGTTTCTGACGTAACTCCAAAATGATTTAACGTTTGTGGTGATGAATCTGTTAAAGGTTTGGTGGATGATCTTTGATTCTCAGTATAACCAATGGATTCTTTAGGTTGAATCTCTTTGAAACCCCTTGCTCTTCTCATAATAATAAATCGGTATAATAATTATAGCATGGTTTAGCGTTTACCGCCACCCATTTGTTTTAGCATTTTTTGCAACTCTGTTGTGCTACCAACAAACATAGCATTGTTTGTAACATTCTTCGGACCTTTCTTCTCTTCATCAAGATCCTTAACTTTCTTCTGTAGATCCATGAGTTTGTCAGTCATGTCTGCTACCTGTTTCATGGCGTTTGTGGCAACTTCATATGCTCTTGGATGCCCTGACTCCTGTGCAACCTCTAACGCTCCCTGAACCGCTTCCTGACCTTGATCTATAAGTCTATAGAGTTCTGCCCTAGTATACACATAGTCCTTGTCCCTGTCCTCTGAGACATCTCTGAGTTGATCTTTGCGTTTAGCATCACCATCTTCAGGTGTATCAGATACTTCCACATTAAGAAGTTCTTCCATGTTTTCTTCTAGATTACTCATAAGAACTCAACTCCTTCATTAAATCCAAAATCATCAGATGAAGTTACAAATGCATCATCTGCTGCTGTAACCTGACCATCCTGATTAGTATCAGTTTTTGCTTTTGGCGTATAGTTTCTTTCAACATGTCTCTTACCAACATTTTTATCACCAATCGTTTCAATGATACGAGACTTACGAATAACATCTGCCTTGGTGTAAGGACCGTAGATGTAAGACTTAGCAGTAAACTGCATAGTATAAGTCAAACTTCGTCTGGTTGTAAAATCATCTTCCCACTCATCATCAAAATCAACACTGTTAAGAACAATAGCAACATCTCTAGTTTCATTCATATCTGGTATGAACTTAACACTCATATTAAATGCTGGTTGGAAGAATGGTAATATTTGTTCTAAGATCTGTAATCCATCGTCTTGCGACTTAGCAATAATTCCCAATTCAAATGAAATATTATATGGTACAGGTACGTATTGAGTTCTTACTTCCTTTGCAGCTTCTTCACTATTAGGACTAACAACTGCTTTAGTTCTAGTTACAGCAGGTGTCTTTCTACCAGCATCATAATCAATACCAGTCATCTCAAAGTAAATCCTTGGTAAAGTTATTGCTACTTTACGTCCATCTGTAGGATTACCTTGTAGTCTATATAAAAACTTTTGTTTAGGACCATAAGCAAGAGGAACTTTTTCCACCTCCATTACTTGTCCATTAACTATTTTCTTTAATTCAATATTATTAAATAAAGTTCCAAATGACACAACAGTTTTTCTAACTGCTTCATTGTAAAATTGCGTTCCTAACATCAGAAGCTACCTGTATAATTACCAAATTCACCAAAGGGATTTGTTTCTCCCCAATCAATCAAATCATCTGCACCGTCTTCAATCGCAGCGTTCTGATCAAACTCAGTACTTTGATTGTCAATTGTAGAGAATGTACCTAATGTATATAGGGCATTAGATTCAACCCCTCTGATGGTGTCTCCATCAATGAAGTTACCTGTACGATTCATGACTTCAAGGGTGTATGTAACACCATTCCAATCTGCTACTTCTGCTACAGTTGCACTGTCTAGGTCATACATAGTTGCCTGTGAACCACTCGTTGATACATCCTCATATGTGTTGATAACATATTGGACGTTAGCAGCATCATAATAGAAATGACCAGCAACTGTAGTTGGATCTGTTCCATTATATGTGTATACATAACAAATTCTCTTATCTTCAAACTTCCAATAAAAGTATTTCTTTTGTGTTGATGTAGCAAAATTAGGATCAAAACTACCAAGAGCAGTTACTGTAACTACACTATCAGCAGAAGTCCAAGTTCTACCACCACCCTGTTGTACAAATCCACCTATTACTACATGCTCGTCTGGAATGAATTGAACATCTAGTGGTGGTGCGTCAATAGTAATAGTTGGAAAGTCTGGACTTGTAGTGTCAGATTGATATCCAGTACCACCATTAATAACGCTTAAAGTAACAACGCCACCATCAGCAATAGATGTTTGAATAATACCACCAGACCCATTTGCACCTGCAATAGTAACTGAAGGAGGTGTACTATATCCAGTACCAGCAAGAGATACTGTAGCTCCTGTTATTTCTCCACTAGCATTTACAGTAACATCTCCTGTTGCTTGTACTCTAGTAGAAGGTGTGAGATTTAATGTAGTAATGTTACTAAACTGCCTTTCAATATCATCAACCTCATCAATACCTGTATCAAACTTATCAGCACCCTGCTCATAGATCTCAGCAGTGAGTTGATAGAAATACTGTTTACCTAACTGGAAGAAAGGATTCTCTCGTTCAACATACTTGATCTCATATAGATCCTCTGTCAATGGGAAGTAGATCAGATCTCCTTCATTAGGTCTACCATCTACAGCAAGGTTTAAAGCTGGATTAGCAGACTGCTCCCACCTTCTACGTGATACAACAAATTGTATCTCATCAGTTATCCTTAAACCAAACTTACTTACAAACTCAGCACCAGCACCAAATCCCTCAACATTCACAAGAAACATCTCAATCATATAACTCTGATTGAATTCAGATTGTATAACTTCCCCAAGTGACTTATCCTTTAGATGCACTCTAGGAATATAAAACACATCAGATCCAAACAACTTGATTTGTTCATCAACCAAGTCTTGTACCAGATTCTGTTCGGTGTTGATACCACCGTGTTGAGGAAAGTATACTTTTTTCATCCGATCATATCAAACGGTGGTAACTCATATGTGCTGCTTGATGCATCTTCAATAGCAGCAATTTCTTTCTCTGCATCATCAAAAAGTTGTCTTCCATTCATACTAACTCCACCTGGAAGTTGTATGCCATTGAACTTAATTAAGTTCTGCCCCCACTGTCTCTTGATAAGAGCAGTAGTATATTTTTTAAGAAAGACATCACTATAAACTTGACCAAAAACTTCAGGATCTAATGCTCTGTGACATTCAACAATAACATGAACATCTTCGTTCATCATGTCCTCACCAACATCAAGATACAATCTATCCTGTCTCATATTAAATCTAAACTGAACAAAAGCACCATTGTTGAGCACCATGTCCATAGTTTCCATCCATGTCTTAACCATATAATAGTTAAGGAAGTCAAGAGAACCTACAGCATACAAGTCATTCAGGAAAATTTGATACTCAATACCAAATAGATTATTTCTTACAGCATTACTAGCAAGACCAAATACCTTAGTAACACCAACTACATCAGATGGAAGTTCAAGATACTTGTCTCTTGTTTTCCACTCTGTAGTATTAGGAGCAGCACCTATTGTTGTTACAGTATCTGAAGTTTGAAATCTTGTCATGTCATCTGCGGTCAAGACATGCTTCATATAAGCAAGTTCTACACCATCGTAATGACGCATACGATAGTACTGCAAAGCATCATCAATTGAGTCCTCTATCTGATCGTCATCTACATTGACTTCTAGTACAG